GCTTTATTATTGCATACAGCCATCAGTGCATCTTTGATCTGAGGACGGCGAATATGCTCCATAGCTTCCGCACGAGTCTCAAAAAATTTGCCATCTGGTGTCTGGATAACTGGCTTCAATTCAACTGTCATAATCATTTCCTTGGTCATTATTAAATCGTTAGTCAAATGCGTGACTAACAAACGCTTTTTGGGTTAATTTAACGGTCAAACTTGTTGCGCGTTCTTGCGCCACCTCCCTCAGCCCTGTACTTGCGGCTGTGCCTGTGGGCTCCCAGGTGCTCTTTTTTGGAGCAGCCCCTGGCATCCCTACTGCCTAAAAAACCCGCCCGTGAGCGAGCCCTCAGTCTTCAAAGATTATATCAACTAGTTTAGCTATATAGGCTGCATCTACTCGTTCAGTTGTGTTGTTTAAGGCGTCGATTAGCTGCGTCATATAAGCTACGTCAACACCTATAAGTTGCTCTCGTAAACTATCTATAGATTGGAAGTCAACTAATTGGAGTTGAGAAAGGATCTTCAGAATCTGCCCAGCTGATATATTCCAGCCGCGCTTCAAGAATTTCCTCATACGGAAGACTGAAGCTATCGGATAAAGAGAGCCCGTGTACTTCAATTGTTTGTTGATCATGCATTCAATAGCTCCTTCGGGTGTATATAATTCCTGTGTTTTTGTATGGTACCAGCATGTCGCATGCAAGTAATCAAAGTTCTTGTGTATCTCTTTAGGCTCACCATAGAAACGAATAATAACTTGAAGTTTATCAGATAGTGTAATAGCATTATCTGTAAGAAAGACAGGGTTAAACTTCTGCTTATTCGTGCGTAAAATTGCAGTTAGATTCTCAATGGTCTCCACCGGGTCTTTAAGCATCTCTGTAACATGTGGGCCACTGTCCATGAAAGTAGTGTCACCTAACAGAAATTGGTCTGCAACAGTTTCAGATGTTTGTTCAAAATAACTGTAAGTCTGGTCCGCCTGAGCCTCACCAGCTAGACCTGCTGATTTCATAAGTATAAGTATCCGTCGCTCCTCTTCCCCACGGATATTACATCTAAGGATTTCTTTCACTTCCGGCGTGTATTCAATACCCTTATTGCTATTGAGTTGATTATAGGTACTTACATAGTAACGAGTAAGTCGTAGTAAAATATCATAATCATCAATGTAAACATCGTAATCATTTACACGCTCATTTAAATACATAGATGTTATACAGCCGCCTGATACGATAATATGCTTCTTAAGGTCTTTAGCTAGCGTTAGATCTGTGATGGTTTCCAGCCATTTATCAATTTTATTTTGAATAACTGCTTTTATCGTTGATCTTTTCATAAGTCAATGTCATCCCGTATATCTATAGCTCTTGGTTGCCTTGGCTTATCCTTGACACCATAGGCAAAGAACCTAAATTTAAGTAATTTATTTATATAGTAATCTTGGTTATCCCAAATTTCCTGCCTCCTCGCATGGTTTAATTGTCCAGGAGCGACTGCTATCTCCTGGCCTTGGTAATGCACGATAAACTTGCCTAGCGTACCTGCTTTAACCATATGTTCTTTCTTAGTTGAACGCTTAGCATAACCTAGCTCACTGCTCTCGAGAACATTCTCATTTGTAAGGCCCTCCTCAAAACCGACAATCTCAGCCTCATCGTCTATAAAACGTTTAAGCTTATAAATAATATTTTGTCTGAATGTCGCTCTTCCATTTTTATAAGGAGCTACGGGATTTCTCATCATTATCCCTTCGTATCCCGCTTCAATATATTCCAACTCAATATCAATCAATTCGTCTTTATTTTCGGCGACTTCATACTGTGGCACTAAATAAATACAAGGTACCCACATCTTCGTAACTCTCTCAAGTTCTTCAAGCCGAAGATAAAAGGGTTTGTCGAGCCAGTCTGGATGTGTATAATCAAAAACGTGGTAGCTTAGTTTGCCTGGTTTTTGAAAAGACATTACATGGCTTTGTGTGGTATTATATACATTGATATCAGTTGGCCCACCAATTATCAACTCACCATCCAAATGTTCGATACTTGTACACTCGTCTTGAACTTGATAAGAAGGAATGATTTTGCCAGTTCTTGAAAGCATTGTTTTGTTCTTGACTACACCTCTGATACCGTCAATTTTTGGTGAGCATATTAGAGGGTACTGAAGTTTCTCAAAGAAATCAGGGTACCTCAATGGATCTTCTTGTGGTGCTAGCATTGGTCTAAACATTAATGGACTCCTTTGGACGATTGCGGTCGTGTTAATAGTTCAAGTGCAAAGTTATATTCAGTTTTTAAATAATTTAAGCCAGTCAATTTGGTCGAGAACGCAAGAAGACCTATTAAGCCTACGAACCGTTTTGGGTCATTGATATAGGGCGTCATGACTCCAGCTTTAAAACCAGCCATAAGACTTGATCTTGAAAGAAATAAGTCTAATTCGTTAGAGTAAACTTCGAAGTCGATGAGACTCTTGTCAATGTCATCAATTTGAGAGAAACAGTCATTGTGAGTTGTTTCCAAATCTTCAAAAGAAAGACCAAGTGATACGCCGCCAAAAGCTACCAAATTTGCCAATAATCGTGTATTCATCAAAGATATACTTGCTTGGCCGAATTGAGACATTGTTTGTATCGGTGTTTCAGTGTCCATATAAACCTCAATTAAAAGGCCTCCAGAAGGAGGCCGTGTATTCATTTTTTATATTTTCCCCAAACTTCAGCCCAAGACCCTGTCAAGGCCGCTTTTCCGTAACTAGTCTCCCTAGTCTCAAAGAAATTGCTGTGTGTCTGAGAGGTTACCATTTCATCTACCCAAGGTAGTGGATTTTCTTTTACATCTGAGTGTATTGCTTTGAGACCTAAATCATTGAGCCTTTGATTCACAATGTACTTGTTATACAACTTAAGATCTTCTAGCGCTAGGCCTCTCATGCTGCTTACAGGGTATATCTCTTCAACAAAATCATTTTCAAGATGAGTGAGCATGTCAGCAATTGAGTATATCTCATGTTTCAATGCATCATTCCACATGCTTGGATTTTCCTGAATGATCGTTTGAAATAGCCTTGTAAGGCCCTCCACATGTTTTTGCTCATCAAGGATACTCCAAGTAATAAGTTGGCCAGTGCCTGACATATAACCGTTACGTGGATAGTTCAAGAGCATGACAAAAGAAGAAAAGAGCATCATGCCCTCAGTGAAAGCACTGATACCAGCGATTTGTGCGGGTATCATGTTTTTGCCTTTGTATTTATCAATCACTTGATCGAAGAACTCATGCTTTGCTTTCAGTACAGGCACAGCCATAAACTTACTGTAGAATTCATCTGACTTCCCTAAGGTTTCATTGAGATATGAGTAGGCTGCAATATGGACTGCTTCCCTTGAGGCAAAGCCAAGCAACATCATCCTGATCTCAGGGAGCTCAAACTTAGGCAGATAGTGTTTAATATAGCCGCCTGCTACATCAATGTCACTCTGTGTGAATAACATAAGGATGTTAGTTATGAAATCTCTATCTTCCGGTGTAAGCTTGGTTGACCAGTCTCTTAAGTCTTGATGCATAGACACTGAGCGTGGCAACCAATGCATCTGCTCATGCTCACTCCAAAGCTCATACGCCCAAGGGTACTCGAAGGGTTTGAAAGCAGTCCTTGTTCCAAATACATTTGCTTTCTTTACTCGCATGATAAACATCCTTCTTCTAAGTCTTTAATGTTGTAGCTAAACTTAACAGAAGTTTTGCTCACTGCATTCCCACCGAATATCCTACCTGACCTACAATAGTATAATGTCTTTAGATTTGCTTTCCACGCACTGAAATGAATATGGTGCAAATACTTCACGTCTACCGTAGGATGAAAGAAGAGATTTAATGATTGCGCTTGATCAATATACGCTTGCCTTTCGGCGGCATGCTCAACAAGCCAGAGTTGTTCGAGTTCTGTTGCCGTTTTAAAAATATCTTTTTCATAATCGTCAAGGCAGTCAAGATGCTGACAAGAGCCTTTGTTCACTACGATCGAGTGCCATACTTTCTCGTATTCCTTTGTCTTTAACTTTTTCTTGAGTATCTTATCCAAATGTCTGTTCTTATGGATATGATAACCCGAGAGAGTATCCTGACGGTACCCATTACTTCTAAATGGCTCAATGGAGGGCGATGTATTACCCATAATAATAGAGCTAGTTGCATTCGGTGCAATAGCTATCAGATGACTAAATCGCTTACCTGTGCCCTCAGCATCAGGGGCTTCCCCTCTCTCTTTCCCCAGTTCTTGGTTGGCTTTTTCCAAGTATGTCTTGTATCTTGAAAAGATTTGTTTATTCAGACTTGCCGCTAGAGCTGATTCAAAAGGAATACCCTTAGACTGGAGCAGCGAATGAAAACCCAAAGCACCAACGCCAATAGAACGCTCTCGTTTAGCACTTAGGATGGCTCTCTTGACACGTCTAGAGGCCTTTTTGATAAAAATGTTAAGAGCATTATCAAGCATCTCTGCTGTATCTTTATAGAACTGGTAATTATCTTTCCACTTATCCCAATAATCTAAGTTAAGTGAAGATATGCAACATATAGCTGTTCTATCATCATTTGTTGGTAATGTAATTTCAGTACAGATATTTGACTGTTTGATCTCAAGCCCTTTGTCTTTTAAGAATTGAGGTAGCGCCCTGTTGCTTCCATCTAGCCAATGAATGAAAGGTTCGCCAGTCTCCATCCTAGTTTGCATTACAAGCATCCACAGACTTGAAGCACTTACGACCTCTCTTACTTCTTTAGAATGAGGATCAATCAGAGGCCAGCTGTCATCAAAACCAGCGTCTAGCATTTTCTTCTCAACTAGTTCCATGAAGGCGTCAGGTATATTAAGAGCATGATGCAACTCTTGACAACGCATATTATGATCACCAGTCTCTTTTCTCATCTCAATATGCTGAACTAC